TGCTTCCGCGGCAGTGATCAGCGCCAAACATCACCTCCTCACTGGAATATGCCGAGTTCGGCCCGGCGCAGTGCGGCGTGCTTTTCCTCGACCGTGGGAGGGCGGTACTCGACCGGCGACCCTGAACGCACCTTCACCTGATCCTCACCGACCTGGTGGATCAGCTTGCCTGCGACCAGTTCGGTGACCTCGTAATCGCGACCGGCGGTGAAAATCTCACCGTCGAGGCGCACCACCTGGTGCACATACTTGCGGCGCGGTGCGTACTTGAGCCGGACCATCAGACCCTCATCCGCTCGAACTGGACGATCACACTGAGATTCAGCGCGACACCCGTGCCGGAATGGGCCGCAGACACGGTCAGCGGAGAGGTTTGGTTGATCTCCTTGTTCGTGGCGACCGCAGACACGGTCTGGACTTCAGGAGTCTTGGCGGTGAGTGCGGTTGAAGCTGTGCTTCGCGCCGCGCACACGGTGGTGGACGTGCCCTTGACACAGCTCAGGGTGGCGTAGTTGGACGCATCCGCGGCTGAGGTTGCGTTGGGTGCGTAAGCCACCCCCTGGACCCGCCACTTGTCCGTGGCGTTGGGGGGGCAGAAACTGACCGCACCGGCAGTACCGGCCGCGACCAGGAGCTGTTGTACCAGAGTGAATTTGTCCATTGCTGGCCTCGAATCAGAGGTTGTAGACGACAGCGCAAGGCTTCTCGCCAGACACGACGGTAGGAGCAAGCACGGACCGGCGCTGGTAGCCGACGTACTGGGCACCGCGCTCGGGATAGGACACGTCGAAGCTCTCTTCTCCGTCGTCCTTTGCGTAGTGCGCGTAACCGTCGGTGTCGACGTAGACCATGTAGCTCGTGGCACCTGAACCGGTGTACAGGCCCGTGTTGGCCATGTCGTTGGTGACCATCTGGGAGATGATCACGGGCTTGCCACCGATGGCGCCCACCTCACCAGTGAGCAGGGTGGCGCGCTGCCCGATCTTGTCGACAGTCAGGAAATTGCTGTAGGTGAGCAACTGCGTGAAGAGCACGTGCAACCCGGTGATTGCCACCACGTTGCCTTGGGCTCGCACACCCATTGCGTTGAGCGCGCCGAAGTGACCGGAAGCACTGAACGCACCTCCACCGGCCACAGTCGCGGAATCGTCGTAGGCCCTGGCCCGGAAGCCAATCCACTTCTTCAGCATCGAGTCGGACCCGTCCAGGTCACCAGCACTGTACAGGCTGTCAAGGGTCCAGGTGCTCAGTGTGTCCTGGTGACTGGATGCCGTGTCACCGTGCAAGAACGCAATCTCCAGCGTGTCCGCGACGCCGGAGAGCAGCCACGACGTGACGAGGCCCATCGGGTCAGACAGTAGGTTGGATGCGTCCTTCAGCCAGTTCGGGTCCAGCAGCGCCATGATGACATAGTCGATCACAGACACGCTGGTCGAGCTGGTCGTGAAGGTCGACCGGGGGTAGCGTTGGGGGTCGTCCGCGGTCGCACCCCGGACCTTAGCCAGGCCCCGTCCGGTCACGATGGGCGGGGTGAACGTTGGTGCAGAGACCTGTTCGGTCTGAATCAGTCCGGGGATCCGCCGGTCCAGGTCGTAGGGTCGACGGAGCACAGACAGGGTCGGGGTGTTGACCAGCTCGCCACCGCTGCCGCTGGTGTTGCTGACCACGCGCTTGAGCAGCTCGGGGTCAGAAAATGCCCGCCGCAGGTGGTCACCTACGCGCCCGGTCAGGCCCTTGGCAGCCTGACAGAAAGCCAGGTACGCCTTGCGGGTCAGCGGGTGAGACCAGGCCCGTGCAGACCGACCGGTCAGGTGATATGCCAGCGCAAAGCCCGCATACGCACGCTGCATCCGGGCCTGTTCGGTGGTCACCGGATAGTGGTCAGTCAGCAGCCCACGCTGAGGCACGTCCACAATCTGACCGTCAGGCAGGGCCACGCGCTCACGCGTGTCGCCCCAGCGTACCGACTCGTCATCGAGCAGGTAGCGCCGGTCCTGGTGCCAGGCATCTCCACCTGGCTCCCACTGCATTCTCGCGGACTTCTGGGCCTTCCCGAGCTTCTTGCCGAGGTCCTCCACCGCGCGGTCGAGGCGCTCTCGATAGTCGGCCGCGCTCCGGTCGAGCTGCTGGAGGGCTCTGTGGTGACGCCCAATCGCGTCGCCGATGTCCGCGACGGTTGCTGAGTCGTCAATTGGCTTCAGCTCGCCAAGTTCCAGGTCTTCTTCAAACATGGCCTTTCCTCAGGATGTCCCCGAGCTTTCGAGGAGCAGGGGAAGATGTGTGCAGTGCTGAACGCTCGTCCAGCACCTGCGCTGTCAGTCGGCGGATGTAGGCTCTCACCCTTGGATCCTGGCCAAGCCAACCCAAGAGAGCGTCGAGATCTCGAGGCGCGCCGGTCCGAGCAAGATCGCGCTGTGCGGCACGGTGGAGGCGCTCGGTCACGGTGGCGGATCCATCTGCCGGCACCGAGCAAAGTGAGGCTTCCATGAGGACGTTCGGTCTGGCCGCTGAACCCATGATCAGCCCTTCCGCGGGCTGCCCGCACATGTCCTCTTCGGGCTCGCGATACAGCGGGTCCTTGGGGTCGAGGTCGCTACGCCGTGTCACCTCGCCAGGGAGCCACCCAACCGAGGCCGACGATAGGATGCCGCGCCGAATCTGTCCGCGTCGGTGCTGCGCGTCGGGGTCCTCGGGGTCAAAATAAGCCCTTCCGGTCAGGGCTTGCTCGAATTCCAATGAGCGCACACCCAGGTCCTGCCACTGTCCCAGCAGCCGGTCTTGGTCATGCCGCCACAGGACGGGCACCCCGGACCCAGCGGCTCGCGATAGGTCCCATTCCAGGCGCAGAATGTGCTTGTCGGTTGCCTCATTTTCGGTCGACAGGACAAAGGCTGGCCGCTCATCCCGCAGCTCTCCGCCGGTGTCCGGGTCAAGCAGAGTGAACCTGCCCTCCCTGGTGTCGGCCAGAACCCGCCCGTAGATAGGCACGGCTCTGCCAGCCAGCAGGAGTGCAGTCAGGGTGGATGAGGTAGGCACGGGCATACCCTACTACTGCGCGCATGCACACGCAACACCTGTGCAGCTATTCCTCTCTCGGGACAGGCTTAAGCCCGCACCGGCAGTTCACGTCCTCGCTTACTTCTCCGGACAATCCTGGGCCTGGAGTGCCGAGTTCCGGGTGCCGGTCCGTGGCGGGAATCGTGAACGGCTGTCCAGGTGCGCGGACTTGCCCGTCCATCGCCGCATGCGTGTCGCGGGTCGCCGGATCCCAGAACCCAGCAGAAACCCACTCGCTATCCAGATGCACGCCCGCGCCTTCAGCGGCTTCCCACCTCGCAAGTTCGCCGGAGGATTGCGAGCGGACAACTTCTGTCCGAGCGATTCGGAGCGCACGCATGCGGCCGAAAGCGTGCGAACCTCGCAGGTCCTCGGCGATCTTGGACACTGAACGCCCGTCCCGGATGCCCTCCTCAACTGTGTCCCGGACTACCTGCCGCTGCCACTCGACTACCTGTCGCGCAGACAGGCGCCAGGTGTCGAGGTCCGCTGGAGTCGCGCGCGTAGGGGGCACCTGTTCAGTGCCCTCCACCCCGGACAGGTACTGCTCAGCGGCGTCGTCGTAGCTGTCGAGCCAGTCCCACCCGAGGCTATCGACCCAAGCGTCTGTGTCCGCGTCGGCATCGCCCAGGATTGCCTCGATATCGACTGGGCCATAGCTCTGACCAGCGCCATCCTCGTCGGCGCGGGTGTGCGGCTCGCCAGTAGCGCGTGCTGCCTCACCGAGGGCTGCCTCACCGAGAGCCGCCTCAGCACGAGCTGCTACCGCCTCTGCGTCCTTCTGGAGCTGCCGATACGCGGTCTCGGCCAGGCGCTCGTCCCAGCTCGCGCGGCGAGCCTCCCTGGCGCGCCACCAGGTCTCCCTCTCTGCGCGCGCAGACGCCGCTCTCTGCGCCCGGACCAGGTCCCCCAGGCTCCGAGTCCGGGCGACGCGCTCCCCGTCGCCTGCAGGCCGCCTGGGCTCGCCAGGCCCCTGTCCACCTCCGGTAGGGGCCTGTCCGGGCATCGACATCGGCTCGCCCTCCGGCTCGGGTAGGTCGAGATCCTCCGCGTCCGCGGCCTGGGCTGCCGTCCACCCAAGCTGCACCAGGGTCTGCATCCGATTGTAGGCGTCGGTCCTCAGGTATGCGTAGCCTGGATGCGTCGATAGGTCGAGCCGGCATGTCACCCTGTCAGCCCGCGGGTCGCCAGCGAGCCGGGCAAAATGCCGTGCCAACGGGCGCAATAGCCCAGCCTCAATCACGGATGCGAGCTGCTCGTCCAACTCCGCCTGCACCCTGTACTGCTGTACAGCGGTCGCGTATGTTGCCGATTCACCGCCGATAGACACGGGGGTGGCTCCCACCGCGGCAAGCTCGGCGGCACGGGATGCCTCGAGCAGCTCTGGGGCCCGGAGGTCGGCCGGGCGCAGGCCGGCATCAGACACCGAGAGGTCGCCTCCAACGACGAATACCCGGCGCCCGTCCTCGCCTGCCAGGGCGCTGGAAGCATCCTTGGCAACCTGCTCCCGGTTCTTGGCCACTCCGAGAAACTGGGCCATCGCCGGGCTCTTTCCGGTGATCATCACGTCCGCACCCCCCTGACTGACCACCTGCCGGGTCTGCCTGAGGGCTACCTCCTCGGCTGCGACCAGCTCCCGGAGCGCGTGCCCAGCGCCGACGCCGAGCACTGAACGCCCGTCCGCCTGCCACGAGAGTAGGTGTAGGTGCGCCACTGTGCGCCGCGGGTACCACCGATCCTCGTGCCAGGATTGGCGGTGTACCCAGTATTCGACACCTTGGCGCCGTTCCAGCGTGACCGTCTGTGGATGCAGCCGTGTAACGGCCGACTATGCGTGANCCCGACCCAACGGTCGGGGCCACAAACGCGTCGCCGGTCAGAATCAGGTCCGCTGAGAGTTGTGCACTGAACGCCTCGCCAGGTGACACTGGAAACAGGGCGTCCTTCGCCCAATCTTCAGGGTCCGGCAACTCCAGGAGCCGGAGCAGAGACGCGACCCACTGGGCCTCGTCTCGACCGATCGGGTCCGCGTTCGCCTGGGTCTCTGAGTAGACCCGGATCGGGTAGGTCGCGAGGCCCAGGGCGCGGCGGTTGACCGCGGCGAGAACTACTGGACTGGTGGACAGGGCGCGCAGGTGCTCTTGAGCCTCGTTCGCTCGAGCCACGACACCCGAGCTGACCCCAGCCTGTAGCGGTGGAGAGCGTAAGGCAGAGAGAGAACCGAGGGCCGCGCGCGTCCATAGCCGCAGTTGGCCGTATGCTCTCGCGTGCCAGGGTGGGCGGGTTGCTGGGAGATTCATGGGCACCTCACGTCCATCGTAGCCGGTCCAAGCTGTCAGCGGAACCCCAACTCTTGCCGGTACTGGACCAGGTACCGCAACGCGTCCGGTCCATGATCAGGGCAGGACTTGTCCGGCTTCGGGGGTCCGGCGTCGCGCTTCTCTGCCCAACGCATCCCCTCCATCTCCTCGATTAGGACCGGGCAATCGTTGGTGATGCGGATCCGCGGCTCTACTGGAGACATGTCCAGTGGGTCGACTGTGGAGATGAGCGCGTCCACAAGCTCGATGCCCTTCAGCACCGANCCCGGACCTTTTGTGGCCGGGGCCACGAGCCAGCCGGACTCAGCGGCCTCCTCGATTGCGCCAGGGTCCTCAGAGTCGGCCACGCGGTAGCAGACCACGAGCCCCATCCCCTCAGGTGTCCCCTCCTCCGCCTCGTGCGCCCACATGATAAGCCGCCTTGCAGGCACACCTGGCTCCACTGTGGACCGGCGTGGGGCAAGCTCACGGTACACCCAGAGCACACCAGACGGGTCCTCCGCAGCCCAGATCACGTGAGGCGCTCGCGATCCCCAGTCGGTGGATTGCCAGCGGATCCATTCTCGGGGCGGTTCGAAGGGGTCTACCACGTGAGACGCACGGTCGAAGGCGTATATCCGCCCTTCCGGGTCCGTGATTCCGCCCCGATCACGAGACGCGCGCTGCCAGGCTGGAGCTGCGGCGATGGCCAGCTCACGCATCTCCTGGTCGATGTGCGGGTTGTCGCCCCCGTGCAGATACGAGACGCGAGCCCAATTCGGAGGATTCCGCACTATCTCCCTGTAGAACCAGTCNTGCTTGCCTCTNAGCGNNGTCANGGCNAGCACTGCNGATCCTTTCAGGTCGATCAGCCGNGCNAAGAGTGCAGACAGGAGCGCGTAGGATTCGGGCTGCTCGTCCAGTGCTGCGGCGCGGATTGCGGCCCCCTCCCAGGTCTGTGGATTTTGCTCAAATTGCCGGTACGCCTTCGAGACGATTCGTCCACCATTCGGCAGGGTGAACGTCGCTTCTGACGTTGTGGAGTGAAGTCCGGATACCTTGGTGCCAGCCGGACAGAAAGAGGCCAGTTTTGGCCTGCATTGCTCGACAGCCGCACCGAATGTGGGGGAGCCGGTCCACACTGAGGCCGGGCCCTTGTTGATGAATGACACTGGATAGCCGTTCAGTGCCAGCCATCGCCGTACCCAGTAGACAGGACCCTCTCTCCCCTCATGCACCGCGTCTCGACCTGCAGCCGAGCAGACAGCCCACTGCATTGCGGCATCCGACTTGCCGGTCCGATTGCCGCCGAGAATGCAGGCGAGGAGCACGCCGGGCTCGGCTACCCGGGCCAGCGCGGCCCTCTGGCTGGTCCTGGGTGAGGGCTGGTGCCAGAGCTGCCGATAGGCCAGGGGGTAGCTCTGACGACGCTCACGGAGTGCCAGTGCGGCACGTGCGGCTCGGTGCAGCTCACCCACTCTCGACCGCCTCAGCCTCGATCGCCCCGTCAGCAGCCTCCCGGATGATCCGGATCAGCTCGGCGTCACTGGCAGATGCGAGGCCGTCCCGGTCCACACCCTCGACCTGGTGGTGCTCGGTGCGTGGGTGCGTGCTCTCGAGGAGCCTGGAGCCAGCCGAGCCGAGAGCGCGGTACGCCTCCAGAGCGCGACGTAGGACCCCGTCTCTCGTCGAGTACCACCGCGCCACCCGGTCCTGGTACTCCTGCGCGGTCTCGTGCCCGTCGCGCGGGGGGACAGGGTCCTGGAGCGCGGTGAGGGCGAGGTCGATCACACTGCGTGCGAGCTGTCCGGCCGCACCCAGGTGCTCGATGTGCTCCCGGGCCAGGGCGTGCATGCGCAGGATGGAGCGCTGATACTCCTCGGCCAGCAGGTCACGCCGNGCCGCCTCGGAAGGTCGGGTCCTGACACCAGCGGCGGATCGTGCGGGACTCGACCCCGGCTGCGTCGGCCGCGTCGGCTGTGGTGCGACCCTCAGCGAGCACCAGGACGGCTCTTGCCTGCCGCACCGGCAAGTCGGCAAGCGCCGAAGGCAGGCGCTCAAGGCGGACATCCGCCGTCTCTTCCTCCCGGATGCATGCATCGTCAGGCGCGCATGCATCCGCCTTCTCGGCCTCCTCCTCCAGCACCAGCGCTACCCGTCGGAATCCGCTCGCGACCGTGCCAGATGAGCACCCGAGCTGCCGCGCAATCCGCCGTTGCGACCAGCCTTTTCGCTCTGCCTCCTCCTTGAGCCGGGCCCATTGAGCGAGCGTCCTGCGAGCGGCCACCGAGCACCTCCTGCTGCCCTCGAGGATAGCACCGCAGCCACCTGCATGCATTCTTGTGGCGCGGCACAGTTAACTGTGCCACCGAAAACGTAGGTACAACCTACCCTTGGCCCGGAAATAGAAGCTCCGGA